GATCGCTACTCAAGAAGATGCCATCAAACTTCCTATCATCACGGCCAAACAGGATACTGACAGTAAATTCTATTGGGCGCAGACGACTGATAAAGGGAAGACTTATACATTCATTCTCGACGGTGACGGAAAGAAATTTCCGATAGGCGGAACGATGCCTGACGTTAAAATAAACGAGAACGGTTATTGGAGTGTGAATGGCGCCAGCACCGGTGTATTAGCCAATGATTTAAGTAATCTGTTATTCAAATCGGCTTATATAGATGATAAAACAGGAGAAGCCGTATTTATTCTGGCAGACGGTCAGGAATTGCGTATGAGTTTACAAGAGGCACTCGGTATCCGGTTCAACAGTCCGGTTTACAATGCAGTAACAGACTATGCTACTCCGGTTAGTATTCCATATGAAATATATGGTACCCAATCGGAAAATGCATATGTAGACTTGTTTACTGCCTACAATATGGAAGTCAAAATAGATAAAGCCTCTTCCACCCTCATCGCTACCATGAAAGAAGGAGCGACTGAAGGAAATATTCTGTTGCTGGCAAGTGCAGGAAATAATACCGTATTGAAACCGATATACTTCACATACGGTACCGCAATTCTGGACGATCCACTATACCAAGGTCATGTAGGTCCTATCCAACTCAAAGGCACCCAAATGGACATAGAAATGCAGATATCTGCCAACATATTCTATCAGGTCAGTACAGAAAACGAGTGGATCACTTACAAAGGAACCCGTGCATTAATTACAACCACACATGCCTTCACCATTCTGGCTAATGAAACGGGTGACGAACGTTCCGGGAAAATAATATTCTCTAATTCGCTGTATAATATATCTTCAAGTATCGATGTGATACAAGAAGCTAAAGAAGTGGAAGCTAAAGGAGGAATCAGTACTGCTGCCGATCTAGTTAATTTTGCAAAAGCCGTAAATAACGGAACAAGTACCTCCCGCTGGCAGAATGACGCCGGAGAGATAGTATTGTTGAATGATATTGATATGTCATCCGTGACCAGTTGGACACCTATCGGTGATATAGAAGCTTCCAACTATACTACGGCCGAACCCTATGTTTCCATACATCCGTTTACTGGAACTTTCAACGGACAAGGCCATGCTATCAAGAACCTGAATTGTAGTGCAGATATAACAAATGGTGGATTGGCGTATGGTTTATTCGGTTCGATAGAAAATGCGACAATCAAAAATTTAGTTTTAGGAGATGCCAGTACCACTATAACTTGGATGATGAGCGGAACAGCATCTAAATATACTGTCATAGCTCCTCTTGTCTGCTTCGCCAAAAAATCGGTAATAGAGGGCTGTACCAACTATTATAATATCGACTTCACAGCCGATAATAAATCCGGAGAATTTAACGCACTTTCCGGCCTGGTAGGTACAATTGTCAACACAACCATTGGAGGAGAATCCAAAGCACAAGGTTGTTCCAACAGAGGATTTGTCCGTACAGGACGCATCAGCAATACAGCTAATGGCGGTACAGGTATGCAGACAGCCGGAATCTGCGCCTTCATGGCTAAAGCAGAAGGAGGAAAATTGAATTACTGCACCAACTATGGCGATATCAGTTGTCCGAGCGGAAGAACGGGCGGAATTGTAGCAACACTAATGTATGGTAACATTTACAACTGTGACAACAGAGGAACCATTGAAGATGACAAAGTAGGGCAACATGAAGGCAAAGAAGCGAGTGTGACCTACAATTACAAACGTATGGGTGGAATTGTAGGAGGTACAGACGACCTGAAAACCAAACCGGAATATACAGTAGAGTCCTGCACGAATTACGGAAATGTCATGACTCACCTAAGTGTCCGCACAGGAGGCATCATCGGTCACTCTAACATACAGATTATCGGTTGCGTAAACAAAGGTGCTGTTTTGGGAGATGTATTCACCGAAGGAAATGGGACCAACAGACATGGTCCGGGCTGGTTATGTGGTTATTCTGGTGCTTCCACTGCAACCTGGACCAATTGCAAGGCTTGTGTATGTGGAGGCTATGTCGGTGATTACAGCAAGTATAAGGACGATCCTACTTCTGCACCAGATGCCACTAACCAGAATGCATTTTGTCATGCAAACCAAAATTTCGATCCTAGTATTAATTTCTAAAAGACACAAGATATGAAAAGAATATATTTTGTCTGTTCGGTGCTTTTTTCCCTCCTGCTCACCAGTTGTGGGGATTATGATGACTCTTCGATTCAGAATAAGCTCAATGATTTCAAAGAGCGAATAGCCGCCCTTCAAACCAAAGCGGATAAACTCAATGAAGATATCTCAAAACTGGGATATTTGACGGAAGGAAATGTAATTACCTCTGTTTCCCGAAACTCGGACGGGCAATATGTTATTACCTATAAAGACAACAATAATGAAGAAAAAGCAGTTGTTGTAGCAACCCAGGAAGATGTAATAGAAGCCCCTATACTCGGTGTACGCCTCAACGATGACGACCAGTTGTATTACTGGACCACCACTATTGGCAATGAGACAAACTGGCTCACAGATGATACCGAAAAAAAAGTACCCGTCTGTGGCTATACCCCCGAAATGGGGGTAAATGCCGACGGTTACTGGACAGTCAATGGTGAGATACTCAAGGATAACAAGGGGACTCCTATTACAGCTACAACCGACGAGACGGCCATTTTTAAACCAAGACTGATGAGGGATATCTCAAAATCACATTGGGTAATGGGGAAACACTCACACTGGAAGTGTTCAGTTCTCTGAATCTCAGGTTAAAAGCAAATGCTGTTACAAAAATAACCGATCTTTCCAGTCCCCTAAAAATTGAATATGAAGTAACGGGAGCATCTGCAGAAGAAGCATTAGTCACTATTGCCCAAGCGGTGAACGTAAAAGCAACAATCGACAAAGAGACTCATACCCTTACTGTAATATTCGAAAACAATTTTGATGAAGGTCATGTGATCATCACAGCTTACGATCTTCAGCATCTTGTACTTCGTCCTCTTTTATTCAAAAAAAATTAATCCTTAAAATGATATGAATATGAAAAAAAGAATCTTATTCACCGGACTTCTTCTGTTGCTGACTCTAGGCACTTTTGCAGTCACTCCTGTCGCTCCGGACAAGACACATGCGCAAAAGATAGTAGAAGCCATTCACAATCCGAAAACAGACTATGTAGTGGTAGTATCCCACCGGGGAGACTGGCGGGATTATCCGGAGAACTCCATCCCTGCCATCGAATCGATTATCCGCATGGGAGTTGATGTCATGGAACTAGACCTGAAACTAACAGCAGACAGTGTACTTGTCCTTTGTCACGACGGTACTATCGACCGGACTACCACAGGAAAAGGCAGAGTCAGCGACGTAACTTACGACTATATCAAAAGCTGTTTCCTGAAAACAGGTCATAACTGCCCCACTAAATACAAGATGCCGACCTTAAAAGAAGCATTGGCCGTCTGCAAAGACCGTATAGTGGTTAACATAGACCAAGGGTACCAATATTATGATTTGGTAATGGCTATCACAGAAGAATTGGGAGTCACAGAACAAATCTTGATTAAAGGTAAAAAGTCGGTTGATTTTGTAGATGCACAAGCTAAGAAGTATAAACACGCCATGATGTACATGCCCATTATTGATATCAACAAACCAAGCGGACAAGATTTGTTCCGTCAATATATGGACAAGAAAATCATTCCTCTAGCATATGAAGTATGCTGGCAGCAAGAAACTTCGGAAGTAAAAAAATGCATGAAGGATATACTTGCACAAGGTTCTAAAATCTGGGTAAATACTCTTTGGGCCTCACTCTGCGGAGGTGAAGAAGCAGGTATGTACGATGACTATGCTTTTGAACATGGGGCAGAAGTTTACCAAAAGGTATTAGATCTCGGCACATCCATCATACATAAATCCGGAAAAACCAGACGTGCCGCTTAACAAAAACGATGCGTTTCAAAAAGTACAAAAACGACGCGTACAAGAAAAACGGTGAGCGCGGTCCTATTCAGCATGATCAAAGCCCACCGTTTTTCTTTCACTTGAACCCTCTTTAAATGGCTTTAAAATATCATTTAAAAGCCATTGCAGATTCAAAATAATTTCCTATCTTTATGCAATTGTTAGGCTGCTATACCTGACACCTCATCCGGCTTCGTGTACAGCATCATGTCTGTATATTTAGCTTGATAGTTTACGCTTGCACTAAACTCCACTTTCCTGCATTCCTTGAATGGGCTGCCGACAAATGGGTTTCGGTCCATCCAGTCGCACAGTTCTAAAATGGAGGACTTGTTCGAGGTGAAGTACACGAACGAATGCCCTTTCAGAACGGTTAGTACATCCAGATAGTCAGCCAGACGCCAGAACATCTTGTAAGTACCCACCTCGGTGGAGAGGTACGGCGGATCAACCAGGAACACCACACCCGGAACATCTTTGTAACGTTTGAATACTTCCTTGTAGTCTTCGCTGGTTATAGTCAGTCCTTCCAGATAATCCTTTGCTTCGGGATAGTCTGTCTGCCGAATCCTATTGTAGATGGCTTCTTTCTTCATTCCTTCCAAACTGGTCACATATTTCATGGCGAACAACAAGGATGCGGAAACCGTGATATAATCCACGTAACCGTGCTCTTTTTCTTCCCTCTCAATACGAGCAAACATTTTATCGCGAACCTCCCCGGTTATACGTTTGTTTCTGGGTTCCCCTTCAGCTATCCGACGCAAATCGGATAACAGCACATTGGTGGCCGGGATATTTACAAGTCGGCAGCGGTAGTTGTCGAAGTCATTATACACAACGGTGGCATCAGGCCTGACACATTTGGTAATATGTGACAGCAGGCCCGAGCCGCCAAACAAGTCCACAAACACGGTGCTGTCCGGGAACTGTCCCAGCACCTTGATAAATTCCCTCGCAAACATGCGTTTCTGCCCCACGAAAGGAAGCGGGGCGGACAAATACATCTTTCTCATTTCATTCTGCTTTAAAACGGCCGCAAAGGTCCACAGAATAAACGAAAAACAGCGGGAAACATGAACTGTTCCCGCTGCAAGACATATACAGCAAACTACACGTTCAACCCGAAGCGGACCGTCTCGTCACCGGCGATCAGCGCACGGGTGCCCGGGATATTATTCTCGTAGATATGTACATTGCCCAGATAGAGAGTGATCGACTTCAAGGGAAGTTCTATCTGCCGCGCCATCAGGTACAGGTGGTAAATATCGGAAGGTAGCCCGAGGTTTGCGTCACTGCTGCGCTGGTAGGCGGACAGAACCAGTTCACCGCCATCTAACTGGAACTGTACCAGACTCAAACAGGGTGCCTGGTTGCTCTCGGCACCGGTTTCGCCCAGAAAAAGCACGTAGTTCTTGCTGTTGCGCCTCTCCCGGTTAATTTTCGCTATCAACGGAGGCAGCTTCTCGAAATAGGTCGGGTAACTGTTCACCAGGATGGAGCCGCAATAGTCCCACCAGTTGATGCCGGCCTCCCGGTACTTCTCCACGTTGCGCTCACCCTGCATAAATAACTGCAACTCGCTGCGGAGCTTCTTGCGGGCGATATTATGCCCCTCGAATATGTCAAGCAGGTCCGCCGGTGTCAGTGACAGCTGCTCGTTCAGAAGGTATTGTATATTTCCCTTCTTGTTGGTCTGTGTTTTTCCCGTGGCAAGAATCTTGTCCAGGATACGGTAATACTTGTTCATAGCCATTTCCTCCTTCTAAATTTGAAACACCCTAAAGATAAGGGGAAACGGCACTCCCTACGACATAAAACAACCCGTTCACACTGCAAGCGTCTTGCAGTCGCTCTGGAATCGTTTCACCAAGGCATAAACCTTACGTTCGCTCACCGAATACTTTTCGGACAATACGGCCACAGCATACGAGACTTTTTCACCTTGATCGAGTAGGCGGGTATAGTCCGCGTACAGGTCGATATACCGGGCATCTTCCAGACGGATGCCGGCCGCCTGAAGCCTTTTCAACAGCTCCCGGTTAAAGTTTAATATCTCAATCACTTTCATACAACAAAAAAATTATATCTTTGCATCGCCAATCATTTTTTAGACAACAAAAAAAACGTCAAACCGTGACAGAGGGTATTTGCCCCCGGTCGCGCGGTTTGGCGTTTCATGTTTATAAAAGTGATTGGCGTTACTTTTTAACAGGCCGGGGGCTTTTTTCTTATCCTCCCCCGAAGGATTTATTCCACCCGGTACTTCTCCGGATCAAAAGCGTCTTTCTTCCTCCAGCCGTCAGACAGCGTGTCCTGAACATGCTTCATGGCTTTCGTGTAGAAATCGGTCAGTTCCTCCAGTGTGACGAACTCCCGATATTGGGGAACCTCATCCGTACCGAACTTGAATGTCACGGGAAGCGTAGCACCACCAGTCTGTACGGCCAGATCATACGCTGCCTTATAATTGAACTGGTTTTCACTTGACAGCCATACCGGCATACCTTCATAGAGAAAACCGGAAAGTATCTCACGGTCAATTTGCTCATTACACCAGTCTGTAATGACGGACTTTATAGTATCCATGTGAGGTCTGCCGACAAAGCCTTCCTCCATGTAGGAGGCGGATCCGTCCTCACGTTCCTGTACATCCCAGCGGATGCGCCATCTGTTGCGTGCCGGGCTCACGCACTCGATCAGTTTTATCCCGGATGTTCCTTCTACCCGTTTCATGTAAATATGTATTTAGTTCGACCCTTGCCGAAGGTTTCCGTCTTGATGGTGGTCTCGAACGGGAAGCCGTCGGGCATATCCTTCACTTGCAAGAGGATGTTCTTCATCTCCTCGCTGTTGGTAAAGAACTTTTTCGGTTCACCGTTCATCTCAATGGCCACGATACAGCGGTCCTCGCCCTGTTCGGTCTTGATGCCCGTCTCGAAGTCCTTCACCACAATCGGTAAGTTCACCAGCTCCCGGATGCTTACCACCACCCCGGGAAAACGTTTCTTGCCGTCCTCCGGCTTGTAGGAAACGTTCAAGTCTTTAAATGATCTCATGTCTTTGCCTGTTAATTTTTTAAACAACGTATGACAGTCGGCGTGCTTGGCCATCCCGTAGAACGACGCTATCAGCTCACGCCTCCTCCTTCTCGATTTTACCTCGTGCATTTTTCGGGCGAACTTCTGCTTGATGCGCTTGCGAAGGCGGACATGGTCCGCACCGAAAGTCACATACCCCAGAAAGTCGATGCCCTCGCCCGGCGGGAACACGCGCTCGTTCCCCTTCACCAGGAGACCGGCACACTCCATGCGCCCGTGGACGGCATCACGAATCTTCCACAGTTCCGCTTTCGTTTTACCCAGTACGACGCCGTCATCACAATAGCGGTAGAAATGACGCACGGCATACCTGTCCTTCAGATAATGGTCCAGATACACAGACAAAAGCAAATTGCCCAGCCCCTGCGAGCTGCGCAGGCCGATACTCAGACCTTCAGGCATCAGGCGGATAAAGCTCTCCAGCATGGTCACGAGCTTTGCGTCCTTGAACACCCGGCTGACGCAATACATCACAAAATCCTGCTTCACGCTCTCGTAGAATTTGGTGATGTCAAACTTGTAACAGTAACGTGTACCATCAGGGTCTTCGGCCATGTCACGGCGGACATACGCCAGAAGGTCGTGCATCCCCCGTCTCTTGATACTGGCGGAGGTGGTACGGATGAAACGTTTCCGCAGATGGCGGTCCACCACCGCCATGATGGCATGCACGGCGATGCGGTCCTTCATCGGGATCACCTGAATGCGGCGTAGCTTGCCGCCCTCGATGATCTCGCGTTCACGGTAGTCCTTCACGCGGAAAGTACCGGATGCGATCTGCGCGACCAGCTCCTCCAACACCTCGGGCTTATGCGCGAGCAGATAGCACCCCTGGCGGCTGCGTTTACGCTTGCTGCCGCGAAGGACCTGCCGGAAGGAAGCCTCCATGTTGGAAGGCTCCACGATCTCCTCGATGATATACCCAACCCTGCGCATAAATTACTGTTTATTGCTTTTAATACGGGGCCTTCAATCCCCCGGGCCCGGCTTCTTCGAACCGTTTCCGGCCTACCAAACCCTACCCGACACTTTATTTTTCAGTTTTCCGGCCCTTACGGACCGCTGTTACTGCGGCTTGCCCCCCTCGGCACCACGGTGGGGACAAGTCCCCGGTGTTGTACGCCGATTAAAATTTCCTTTCGATTGTTGTTCAGACGAGAACCGATGTTCGTGTTCGTATTCGAGGAATCGTTGTTCGCATTCGACATCGAAACACCGCCATTCGGGTTCGCGTTGTTGTTGCCACGATAGACCACACGGCCTATGGGGAGGCGCCACCTTTCAAATGCAAAAGTACTATTTTCAAATTATTATTTAACAAACAGATACAAAACCTGACGTCAAAAAAATATTTTTCGACGGGCTGACGCCCGTAATGAACGGCGTTCCCCTGCTCGGGGAACACCGGATGTTTTGTCGCTTCGCTCCCGCTTTGACGCTTTACGCGGCCGATCATGCAACCTCGCTTATCGCTTTAAACGCCACGGCGCTCGACGCCTTAACGAGCCGGCCGCGGAAGGCCAGACGAGAACCGATGCTCGTGC